AGACGTGGAACAGAAAAATATAGAATGGTACAAAAATATTGTCCTATTATATATAATTTTTCTGTTGATCAAGCAACTGATAATAATATTCTTAATAATTATAAAATTATTATACATAAATTAAATTTAAGTGGTTTACCTACTCTTAGTAAAATTAACAATACTACAGGTGGTACATGGTATACTAATGAAAAAAAAGATTATGAATATCACACATTAAAAATTATAAATGCAACAACAGAAAAACAAAAACAATTTGCAGCTATTATGAGAATGAAAGCTATGATGGAATATCCTACAAAAGAATCATATGCTTTAGGATTAATAAAAAATATTTCTGAAAAATGTATTATATTTGCCAACACTCAAAAACAAGCAGATAGAATGTGTAAACATAGTTATCATTCAGGTAATAAAAATTCAGAAAATAATTTAGAATTATTTTGTGATGGAAGAATAGATAAATTATCATGTGTATTACAATTAAGTGAAGGTGTAACTATTTCAGGACTTAAAGAAGGTATAATTATGCATGCATATGGTAATGAAAGAAAAACATCTCAAAGAATAGGTAGATTATTAAGACTTAATCCAAAAGAAAAAGCTATTTGTCATATATTGTGTTATGAAAATACTATAGATGAAAAATGGGTAGATTCTGCTTTAAGTGGTTTTGATTCAACAAAAATAACTAGATATAACCCTTTAATAAACAAATAAAATGAAAAATATTATATTTATAATTATATTAATTAGTTTACTTATGGCAATAGTAAGTATTTTTAATTATAAAAAAAAATCTGAAAAAAATGACAAAATTATAATTCAAATACTTAAAGACAATGAAAAGCTACAATTAAAAATAATTGATCTTACAACTCAAGATACAATAGAATTAGGTTCAGCTGAATGGTACCCAACTCATGATGAATGGACTAATATGTCTGAACAAGAAAAAAGAAATTGGGAAGAACAATATGATTTACTAAATAAATAATAAAAATTATGGTAGAACAAATAATAGTAATTTTTGCAATGATATTAATGTTTATAATATTTATATGTATGATAAATACTATATTAGAAGTAACTAACACAAAAAACAAAATAGAAGAGCATTTTAAAAACCCTAATAAAAAATAATATGTCATACAATATAATTAAAACAATGAAAAACTCAACTACAGGAGAACCTGTATATATATTATTGTTAGATGGATTGTCTGAAGTATTAGAAATTGAAAGTTTAGATGAAGCATTAGAAACAGCAAAGCTATTTAATTGTAACTCAGACAGTGGATGGTTATATCAAGTAAGAAGCGGAGGTAAAATAATTAATAATAAAATAAATAAATTATGAGTATAAAAGCGTTGCAAACAAAAATAGGTGCAACTCCAGATGGAGCATTTGGACCTAAAACTATGAAGGCAGCAATGGTATTTTATAAACTAACACCAGAACGTGCTGCACATTTCTTTGGACAAACAGCACATGAAACTGGAGTGTTTAGAACCTTTTCTGAAAACTTAAATTATTCAGCTAACGGTTTAATGAAAATATTTAAAAAATACTTTAATAATCTTACAGCATTAGCTTATGCACGTAACCCAGAAAAAATTGCTAATAGAGTATATGGTAATAGAATGGGAAATGGAACTGAAGCATCTGGTGATGGTTGGAAATTTAGAGGTCGTGGAGCATTACAATTAACAGGTAAAGATAATTATATTGAATTTTCTAAATATTTAAATAAACCTGAGATCTTACTTAGACCAGAGATGGTTGCGGATGAATATGCTTTTGAATCAGCTATGTTTTTCTTTGAAAGATTTAAACTATGGGATATATGTGATAAAGGAGTTAATAATAACACAATTTTGAAATTAACTAAACGTATAAATGGTGGTACAAACGGATTAACACATAGATCTGTATTAACAAACAAGTATTATAAATTAATAAAGTAATATGAGTAAACAAAATTTTTTTTCTAATCTTGTAAAAAAAAATGGAAAATTAGAACATTCTATTAAAACTAAAGAAACTATTTATAATAAATTTGTAGATAGTTTACCAGAAGGCACAAAATTAGAAATTTTTGTTAGTGTATCAGGTCCAAAAGGTTCTAATGCTCAAATAGCAAAAATTTATGTAATGTTAAGAGAATTAGCAGCAGAAATTGGTTATAGTTTTGAAGAAATGAAACTTATAATAAAAAGAAAAACAGGTCTTTGTTTTAACAAAAATGGACAAGAATATTGTAAATCATTTGGAGATTGTGATAAAATTGAACTTAATTCTGTAATACAAAATATTATTGAAATTGGAGATGAATTAAATTCTAATCTTCGTTAGGAGGTTCAGAATTTTTTAAAATATCTATGTTAGAATCAATAACTTTAGATAAATCAGAATATAAAGTTGAGTCTTTAATTATTTCATGAGAATTTTGATCTATAGCAAAATAAGTTATACTGTGATATATTTCTAATAGAAAAAATATACACCATTCGGTTTTATTAAGTTTAATATTGTTTTTTGATAATTCTTCAGGATGAGTATTACATTTTAATAATGCTTCTATCATTTCTTGTTCTGATAAATTTTTAGTAAATTCTTCAAGAACTATCATAAAAGAATCTTTACAAGATGGATGCATTGGAATAAGAATAGTTTTATCTTTTTTAATATTTATAAAAGTATCTGAAGGTAAATTCTCCATAAGAGATTTTACTTTATCCTTTCTTTCTGAATTTAGTATATAACTATCAATTATTTTACTATTATCAATTTTTTTGTTAATGTCTTTTTTATTTTCCATTGTATTAATATTTTATTTAATGCATGATCTGGTTTAGTTCTGAGCATTTTTATATAATGAGAATTCTCAAAATTTTTTATGTCATTTAATGTAAAATTCATAAGACAAAGATAAACAAAAAAATTAAAAATTATTATATTTGTAAAATAAATTATTTAAATCAATATATGTGGGAATTATTACAAAATATTCTTAAACAAAATATTACACCGGATCAGTTATTATTACTGTATTCTATAAATGAACGCATATCTGTTCCACAAATTAATCCAAAATCACAAATAGGATTTTTAGTTACAGCAGGTTATGTAAATCAGCATAAAAAAGAAAATAAAACAAGTTATAGTATTACTGAAGATGGAAAAGCAATAATTAGAAAATATGATAACTATTTTATTATAGCAAAGAAAAAAACAAATATTCAATTAATGGGTAAAGACTTTTTAGAAAAACTAGAAACATATAGAAATATATTTCCAGCAGGACAATTACCAAGTGGTAAACCTGGAAGACAAAACATAAAAAGTCTTGAAACTACATTTAGATGGTTTTTTGAAAATTATGATTTTACATGGGATGAAATAATAAAAGCAACAAAAATGTATGTCAATGAATTTGAAAATAAAGAATTTTTATATATGAAAAATAGTCAATATTTTGTATCAAAACAAGATAAAAATAAAATTAAACAATCTGATCTTGCTGATTATTGTGATATGATTAAAGATGGTGTAATTGATAAACCAAATCATTTTAAAGATAAAATAGTATGAGTGAAAATGCATGGAACGGACAATATGCAGCTTTTAATGAAGCACTTAAATATATGTTGGATAGACAAAACGGTAAACAAAAATCAATACAAACACCGTGGCCTAAATTTAATGATGCAATCACTGATGGTTTAGAATGGAATACTCTTACAGTAATTGGTGGAAGACCTGGTTCAGGTAAAACATTGATTAAAGATCAAATCATTAGAGAATCATTTATACATAATCCTTCAGAAGACTTTCGTGTACTTGAATTTCAATTTGAAATGGTTCCTAGAACCTCAGCAATAAGAGAGTTTAGTTCATTGACTGGTAAAACATATAAAGAATTATGTAGTGCAGGTACTATATTAGATAAATCTATATTTGATAAATGTCATAATTATGCTAAGACTAGAGTAACAAATCCAATTGACATTATATCTACACCAATGACTGTTAATCAAATGAGAGAACAAATAGATGCCTATATGAATGTACATAAAGGCAAAAAAACTATTATTACTTTAGATCATACCATTCTAGTAAAACGGGCCCCATATCAAACTAATAGATTAGATATGTTATTTGAATTAGGTGAATTATTTACAGAAATTAAACGTCAATATCCCGCAATGTTTATAGTATTATCTCAATTAAATAGAAATATAGATAATCCTGATAGAGCAGTAGATGGTAAGTATGGTAACTATGTACTTGAGTCAGATATATTTGGTGCAGATGCAATGTTACAACATGCAGATACATTAATAGGCTTGAATAGACCTGCTAAACAAAAAATAAGATTGTATGGACCGGATAGATTTATAATAGAAGATGAAAAAACTTTAGTATTACATTTTCTTAAAGCTAGAAATGGTGATGCTAGAATGAGTTTCTTTAAAGCAGCATTTGAAAGAATGGAAATTGAAGAAATGGATACACCTCCACAACAAGAAAGAAGATAACATATGACACCAGAAGAACGTAAAGCAAAAGTTTTAGAATTAAAAGAAGAGCATAATAATTATTTTGAACAATTAAATGATAAAGATGTTTTATATATACCAAAAATGGCATACAGGCCTATAGGTAAAGATGATTTACATATATCATTCTTTCCAAGTGAATTACAAAAAAATAAAGATATTTATACTGAATTTGTAAGTATTGATTATGAATCAGAAGATCCTAAAAGAACTTTATATTTAATAAACTATAATACTAATTGGAAAGAAGAATATGAATTAATAACAAGTAATTCAGGATTTGAAAGACATATTATACCAGTTAATAAATTAAAAATTATTGATGATATAACTAATAGAAATTCTTTTATAAATAAAATAAATGAAAAATTTGATGCATTACCTAATCCTGAAACTGAAAGAGATATAGTAGATGTACTTAAAGGAATAGAAAAAGCATTATTAAGTATTAACCAAAAATTAAAATAATTAAATAAAAAATGGGTAGATATTATTCAGGGGACATTGAAGGCAAGTTTGCTTTTGCTGTTCAAAGTAGTGCTGCAGCAGATAGATTTGGTAGAAAAGGTTGTGCACCAGGATACTTAGAATATTACTATGAAGAAGAGGATATGTCAGATCTTAAGATTGAGTTAAAAGTTATTGAAGATGCTCTTGGGTCACATAAGAGAGCACTTCAAGTATATTTTGACTTATATAAAACAGAAGAAGATGCTCCTATAGATTTTCCAGAATATTTAAAGAAAGCTGAGTTACCTAAATTAACTAAGGAACAATATAAAGAATATGTAGATTATGCATTAGGAAGACAAATCCTAGATTGCATAGAAAGACAAGGCTCATGCTCATTTCAAGCTGAGTTATAAAATTAATTAACTAAATAAAAAAAAATGGCACAAAGCGTATTAGTCATAGCTGACTCCGGGACAGGTAAGTCCACTGCAATTAGGACATTAGATCCTAAAGAAACTTTTATTATAAACATTGCTAATAAACCTTTACCTTTTAAGGGTTGGAAAGCAAATTATACAATGATCTCTAAAGATAATCCAACAGGAAACATGACTTCAGCTTCTACAGCTGCTGGTATTATAAAAGCAATGCAACATGTAAATGATAAACTAACAAATGTAAAAACCTTAATTGTAGATGACTGGCAGTATATGTCTAGTTTTGAATACTTTGACAGATGTAATGAAAAAGGATATGATAAATTTACTCAGATTGCTGCAAACTTAGCGCAGGTAGCTAAGATGCCTAAAGATATGAGAGATGATCTAACTATATTCTTTATGACTCACTCAGAAGAATCAACTGATGTAAATGGATACAGAAGAGTAAAAGCAAAAACTATTGGTAAAATGATAGACAACACCTTAACATTAGAAGGATTGTTTTCTATAGTATTATTTGGTAGAGTTAAGAAAACTGAAGACGTTTTACAATATGGATTTGATACAATAAATAATGGAGAAAACACATGTAAAACTCCAATGGGAATGTTTAAAGATTCCTTTATAGATAATGATCTACAGTTAGTTAAAGACTGTATAGCAGAGTATGAAAAATAACCAATTAATTAATTAAAAAAAGAAAGTATGTTAAACACAAAAGACATGAGCGTAAGCTCAGGAAAAACAAGACCTTTATTAGGTCCAGGAAACAACGTAGTAAAAATCAATTCAATTACATTTGATCAAACTCCTTATGACAAAGAAGCATGGAATATTAATCTTCATGTAGAATCTTCACCAATAACAGGAGAATTTGAAGGATTTTTTAAAGATAAAGATAATGAATCTAAAGGTAGATACGAAGGTCAAGTTGGTAGAGTAAGAATTTCTCCATTTCCTTTTAAAAGTACTGTATTACCTAGTGGTAGAGAAATTAACAAAGATCAAGAAATTTTAAAATCTATGATATTATTAGCTGAAACATTAAATAAAAGAGATGATTTAGATGCTATAGAAGCCCAAACTATAGATGAATATATGAACGAATGTAATAAATTATTTTCTAATAGTGAATTTTTTAATGTTTGTTTAGCTAGTCGTGAATGGGAAAATAAAGAAGGATACACTAATGATGATTTATATTTACCTAAACTATCTAAAGATGGTATACCAATGGAATCATACAACAAACCTGATAGCAGATTGTTAAAGTTTGATTTATCTATTCATGTTAAAGCACTTACAAAAAAACAAGAAATTAATTCTTTTGAACCTCAAAAAAATAATTCATTAGAAGGAGATTTTGAATTATAAATAATTTAGATGGGGACTAGCATAAAGGCGCTTTTGCCAAATCAGTTAATACTAGTGTTAGTCCCTGTCTAATTTTTTGATATGATAAGTACAAAGAATTTTATAATAGATCAAAATTATATTGACAGTGCTTGGGTATTTGAATTTTATTTAGATTTACCAGAAAGATTATTAGGACAAGATTTACAAGTTAAATCAATTTTTAATCCTTCTGAAAAAACACCAAGTATGTTTATATACTATAATAAAGATAATCAAAATTATAAATATAAAGATTTTAGTTCAGGTAGTCAAGGTAGTGCAATAGATTTAGTTCAAAAAATTTATAAATTAAATTATTCTCAAGCTGTATTTTATATAATTGAAGATTATAATAATTATATTCTTAAACATGGAAAACATGATAAAATAGAATGTAAACCAATAACAAAGTATAAAATAGATTTTGTAAAAAAAAGAGGATGGTATGAAGAAGATGTAGAATTTTGGTTATCTTTTAACATTGGTACATCAATACTTAAAGAATTTAATGTTTATCCAATTGAGTATTATACTATGATAAAAGAAGAAGAAAATACATTTGATAAAATTACTATTAAAAATAAACAAATGTATGGTTATTTTGATAAATTTGGAAACATATATAAAATATATCAACCTATTCAAAAAAATTATAAGTTTATTAAAGTTACTTCATACATACAAGGTCTAGATCAACTTAAATATATTAAACCTAATTTAATTATATGTTCATCTTTAAAAGATGCAATGTGTTTAAAACATTTTAACTTTAATGTTGAAGTAATTGCCCCGGATAGTGAAAATACAATGATAAAACCCTATGTAATAAATAATTTAAAAGAAAAATTCTTAAAAATTATTACTTTATTTGATAATGATACTGCAGGACATAATGCAATAAAGAACTATAAGGATACTTATAATATTCATGGGATTTGTTTAGAAATTGAAAAAGATCTTTCTGATGCTGTAAAATTACACGGTATAGATAAAATAAAAAAAATCATAGCACCATTACTATCTAAAACATTAAAATTATGAAATGGTTTATTCCAGGAAATGTTCCAAGTTCAAAAAATAGTAGAAGGTGGACAGGTAAATTTTTTATAGCAAGTAAAACTACTATGAAATATAGAAAAGATACAGAAAGTATTTATAAACAATATTCAGCATCTTTTGTGAAAGAATTTACAAAATATAAATTACCAGTATATGTTTCTTTTAAATTTATACGTGGTTCACATCATAAATTTGATCATGTTAATCCTTTACAAACTGTACAGGATGATATGGTTAAACATGGATGGATTGAAGATGATAATGCAACTTTTATTATACCAGTAATAGAAGATTATAGTTATGATAAAATAAATCCAGGAGTATTAATAAAAATAGAAGAAAGTTATGAATCTAAGAATAGAAGAAAGACTAGCAATAGCAAAACTTAGAGATGCGGATGTTAATAAAATTCAAATACAATATTATGGAGGAGGTGATGATGGTAGTATAGAAAATATAGAAGCCTTTGATTATAATGGTGATGAACTTGATTCAGAGCAAGTAATTTTCAATTTAGAAAAATTAAATGATAAATTTTTTGAATTATTAATAGAAAATATTGAGTTTGATTGGATTAATAATGATGGAGGTTACGGTAATGCAATTTTTAATTTAAATTCTTTAGAATTTACAATTGAGCATTTCCAAAGAGTTGAAGAAAGTTTTGAATATAAAGAACAATTACATGGCCCACCCATTATTACATAGTAAATCCTCAGTAAGAAAATGGGGAGGTAAAGTTGAAGATTATATACATATACATGAATGGTTTGATGAAACTAAAGCATGGTTAGGTAATTCAAGTCATAGATTATGGAGACATCATTCTGAAGGTATTTTTGAATGTGAATCAAGATTTGGTAAATCATTTAAAAATTCAGATAACAAAACCATATATACAAGATATGTTGGAGAACAACATGTTAAAGAAGATTGTAACAATCATATTCCTACAGCAAAAGAATGGTTAGAAGCAATAAATTCTAAAAAAGCACCAATTTGGATGTTAAAAACAATTAAAATAGAAGACTAATGGAAAAAATGAATAATATATTTACAGTAGATACTGTAATAGAAGAAAATAGTTATATAAAAGTAACTGGAAAATATCTAATACCTAAAATAGTTGGAGGTTTACCATTTGAACGTGGTAATATACTTACTGAAGATAAATATAATGGTCATCAAATATATGTTGCTTTTGCAACTAAAGATGAAAATGGAAAAGATAGTTTAACTTTAGATACTAAGAGCATGCATCCTAGTATTAAAAAATCTTTAGATAAAGTTATTAGTGGATTACATTTATTAAAAATAGAAGATTAAATGAAAAAAACAAAAAAAATAGAATTGAATTATGAATCATTTTATAGACTAAAAGAAATGTTATCTAGTAAAGATATAGAAGATGTAAATCTTGCATTAAAAACATTATCTAATATGGATATAGATAATGTTTATATGGTTTTATTAGCAAAATCAATTAGTAAAGAAAATAGATCTTTATTACACAAAACTAAAAAATTTGCAAATAAATTTTATATAGATGGTGTTCTAATTGTTAATTATGAATGGAATAATTTATTTCCTTTATTAATTAAACAAATTAATTTTAATTCTGAAACAGGATTATTACAAAAAAAAATTCTAGAAGAATTATTTTCAAATCTAATTAAAAAACACTTATTATATGACGGTTATTATAATATAATAAAAAACATGACTTTAGAATTAAATTATGAATAATCAAATTGTTCAAGATAAACTTGCAAGAGCAAGTAAAACATTAATATTAACTGAGCCCTTTTACGGGCTTTTTTTAATTGGACTTAATAAAGTCTTTAGAGAAGATATACTAACAGCAGGTGTTAGTCCAAAAGGTATTGGTATACAATTATATATAAATCCAGAATTTTTTATAAATTTATCTGATAAGCATCAAATTGGGTTATTAAAACATGAATTATTACATGTATCTTTTGGTCATATGATAATGAAAGATAGATTTGAAAATTTTAAATTATTTAATATTGCAGCAGATATTGAGATTAACCAATATATAGATAAAGAATATTTACCAGAAGGTGGTTTAACATTAGATACATTTGAAATACTAAATCTTCCTACAAAAGCAGGTACTAAAATATATTATGATTTATTAAAACAAGCTTATGATGATAGTTCTTGTGATGCATTAAATAATGTTTTACAACAAATGGATGGAGATAGTCCATATGATCATCCAACATGGGAAGAATTTGATGATTTATCAGAAGCTAATAAAAAACTTGTTCAAAAACAAATAGAACATCAGCTTAAAGAAACTGCAGATGCTACTGAAAAAAGACAAGGAAATATACCTGGTGAATTAAAACAAATTATTAATAGATTAACAGTTATTGAACCTCCGTCTTTTGATTGGAAAAGTCATTTAAAAAGATTTGTTGGTAATTCTACTATCTCTTATACAAAAAAGCTTAAACGTAAATATAATAAAAGATATGTAGGAAATCCAGGTCTTAAGATTAAGTTTAAGAATCATATCTGTGTTGGTGTTGACACATCAGGATCTGTAAGTAATGATGAACTTAAAGAATTTATGAATGAATTATGTCATATGCATAAAACAGGTCATCAGATTACTGTAATACAATGTGATACACAAATAAATTCTATAGAAGTATTTAATCCTAAAAAAGATTGGGATATAAAAGGTAGAGGTGGTACATCATTTCAACCTGTAATAGATCATTATAATGAAAAATCAAGGTATACAGCCCTTATATATTTAACAGATGGTGAAGCATGTTCACCAGTAGACTGTCCAAAGAATGCGTTATGGGTACATAGTTCAAGATGTACAATTAATGAAATGTTACCAGGACAAAAAATACAATTAAATTAATCATGAAAATAGATTTAAATAAACACATTTGGGAAGGTTGGACGGTTCAAGACTTTATTGATGAATTAGAACCAACATTTAATATGATTGTATCAGGACAATCTTGGAAGAAACCATTTAAAAATGATGGAGAATTAAAAGAATGGTGTAAGGAAAATCAACCTCATTATAAAAAACATATACCGGGAGTATATAATTATTTTAAAAAACAATTAAACAATTAAACAAAAAAACAATTATGGCACAAGTAAATTTAAACATTGATGAAGTAAAACAATTTGTAAATCATATTATTAAAAATAATAGATTTATACAAACAAATGGTAAAAATCCTATAGCAATAGAAATTGTTGGTGAATCAGGTATTGGTAAAACTACAGCAGTTATACAATTAGCAAAAGAAAATAATTTAAATTTTGTTAAACTTAATCTTGCACAAATAGAAGAGTTAGGTGATTTAGTAGGATTTCCTGTTAGACAATTCCAAATGTATAAAGAAAAAATCCAAATAAACAATTTATATAAAGAAAAAATAGTTAAAGCAATTGATGAACAAGTATTAAATTATAATTCTAAAATTACAGCATCTGAAGATTCAGCTAATATGGCTACACCTGTTACTAAAAAAATTGGTCAATGGGTTGATGAATTAGCAGTTGAAGAATATCTTAGACAAGGATGGAAAGTTACGGGTAAAAATAGAATGTCTTATTGTGCACCAGAATGGATTGCTGATCAAAAAGATGGTGGAATACTTCTTCTTGATGATTGGAACCGTGCAGATATTAGATTTATACAAGCAGTTATGGAATTAGTTGATCGTCAAACATATATTTCTTGGTCTTTACCAAAAGACTGGCATATTATATTAACTTCAAATCCTGATAATGGTGATTATATGGTTAATAGTATTGACTCAGCACAAAAAACACGTTATATTACAGCTAATCTTAAATTTGATGTAGAAGTATGGGGACGTTGGGCTGAAGAAGAAAATATAGATACAAGATGTATTAACTTTTTACTTATGCATCCAGAACTTGTAACTCAAGAAACTAATGCTAGATCAATAACTACATTTTTTAATGCAATATCAAGTTTTGATGATTTTGAAAAAAATCTATCTTATATACAAATGATTGGTGAAGGTTCTGTTGGAGATACATTTGCTTCTATGTTTACTGTATTTATTAATAATAAACTTGACAAACTAGTAACACCTAAAGATTTATTGACTCATGATAATGAATCATATATTCTTGGTGAACTTGGAAGTTGTGTTGGAACAGGAGATACATATAGAGCAGATATTGCATCAACATTAGCTACAAGACTTGCTAATTATACTGTAATATATGCAAAAGATAATACTATATCACAAAAAATTACTGATAGATTAATTGCATTATGTACAAAAGATTATTTTACTAATGATCTTAAGTATTTAATTGTTAGAACAATCTTTAATGGTAACAAACAAAAGTTTAATAAATTAATGATGAACCCAGACATCATGAAAATGACTATAAAATAATGATAACAAAAGATGTATACCAATTATACAATACAGATGCTGTTTTACATTTTGGTATTGACTGTGATTCCTTTGGAATCATGGTCAGTACTACAAATGAAACAATAGAAACTGTATATGCTGATAACTCAGCTTATATTTATAAAAAAATAACAGAGATACTAAGTGATTGTAGTGATGAAACTTCAGCTCCTGATTTGACTAAATTAAAAAAAGCTTTTATATTTCCTAATGCAGATTTATCACAAGATAGAATAAAAATGGCATTAAAAGAACATAAAATTATAATAACAAATAATTATGAAGAAGCTGATTTGTATTTAACTCATAATAATATTGTTAAAACTTTTAAAAATGGTGAAACAATTAACGCAAGAACTTTATTACCTCAACTGTGGAATTATGATGCTGTTACAGGTGGTAATATAAATATTCATAATTATATAATAGAGCAAACCAATTTAAATATTAATAATAAAGACATAAAAGTAATTGAAGATTCTAAATTATTAAATTGCATAAATCGTTATGCTGCAAATTACGTAAGTTATTCTATGGATGTAGATACATGGTTATTAACTTCAATGGCGGTAAATTGTGCTTATAGAGTTGAACAAGGTCAAGCTGAAGTATGGAATATTGAAAAAATAATGAATCAATCTGCAACTAAAGTTGAACTTACTGAACAATTAATAAAAGATTTAATAACTTTAACTAATAGTAGTAATCAAGAAGATAGAAATATGATTTCTGCAATATTACCAACAATAAAATATAAAACAAATTATCATTTATTATGGCAATTAAGTCAAGATATAGGAAGTAGTATGCATTATTATTGCAGAAATAAAGACGTAAAATTTTGGGAAAATATGTCAGAAATAAATAAGTATTATATGATGGATGCTTTAGAAATGATACAATATTTAGAAGAAAAAGAAAAACTTAATCTTATAAATTTTAGATATTTAGAACCTATTGTTAGAAAACAAATATCAATAAATAATAGAGAGTTGTATACTTTTAAAGTTGAATTAAAACCTGAATATAAAAAATATTTAAAAAATGGATAAAATATATAACATAAAAATAACATGTTCTAATGTTTCACATCAAAATAGTACTGTTTTAGCAGATACTATTAAAATAAGTGAAATAGGACATTATATAGGTAGTTCAGAAAGATGGAATGATAAACCTGTTGATAAACAGAAAGAAATATTAGATATAATAAAATTTAACAATATAAGTAATATAAATAATAAAATATTTTTTAGATCTCCAAAAATATCATTACCTAGAGAAAAATTAAATCTTATTAACGAAAAATATAAATCTAAAACAACTAGAGATATAAATCAAGCTGATTATATAATTACAAGTGAAAAATATATTAATTCTTTATTTCAATTTACGTGGAATACAATATATGAATCAAATGATCTATTAACTTTTATTCCAACAATTAAAAATTTATTTGAAGATAGAGCATATACTATATTAATGGACAAATTAAAAAACTATCCAAATAATTATATTACATTTAATAATGATTATTATAGCAGTAATTATGGAAATATAACGTCATTGTCAAAAATAAAAGATAGTTTAAAAAAATTATCTAAAAAATCATCTGGTTATCAAATTTATATAAAGCCTTTAGACAAACCAATATGGGATGAAATATATAATAATAAACATAAAACTATTTTAGATGTTAAATTAGCTTCTTTAGCTACAGAAGATTCTTTAATCATAGATACAGAAGTATTTAATAGATTATCAGAAATGTTTAAAAGTAATGATTTAGATAATACTGTATTAGGTTTAGAAATGATGGCAAATTCTAATATTGAAAAATCAAAAGGATTTATAGCTTTATTATTTTTTATGTATGGAGATAACAAATTTAGATTTTCTAAATCTTGGAATCATGTTAATATAAAATCAATAAGAACTAGATTTGATAAATATAATTTAAATTATTCTAGACATCATGTTCAACCATATGATACATTTATTAAAAAATTAACAGAAGATAATGGTTTAAATAATTATGTTATGGAATCTATATTAGATACAATATATAATAATATTATTATAAATCAATTTGGATTTAATTCTAATGCATCATTTAAAATTGATAGATCAGCTTTAATACTCAAAAATGAATATAAACAAAAATGTATTGATACAGAACTAATAATATAAAATTATGAGAATAGATAAACAAAAAGAAAAAGAATTTATGGATTCAAAGTTTGATTTTAGTTATTCTTCTATAAATAGACTATTATTTTCACCTAAAATCTTCTATAAAGAATATATCTTAAAAGAAAAAGAAATTAAAACTGATTCACATTTAGTTGAAGGGAGAGTGATACACACTCTTCTTCTTCAACCAAATGATTTTGATAATATATTTACAGTATTACCTAATAAGATACCATCTGAAGCCACTAGAAATGTTTTAAATGAATTAAAAAAATATAATAATTCTGATATTTTTAAATTAAATAATGAAATTTTAAAAGCATTAGAAAATCAAAATTTATATCAATCTTTTAAAGATGATGCAAAAAAATTAAGTAAAATACAAACACCTGAAAATATTGAATATTTTAAATTTTTATTTATAGATAATAAAAGCATTATTGATCAAGAAACATTAAATCGTTGTAAAAACCGTGTTGAAATGTTAAAAAATAATAAAGACATAATTCCTTTATTTACAGATGAAGTTACTGATTTTGAAATGGATAATTTAGAAATATACAATGAAAAAATGTTAAATTGTGATCTTATTAAATATAAATTTGGATTAAAAGGTGCAATTGATAGATATGTTATAAATCATGAATTAAAAACAATTGATATAATTGATTTAAAAACTTCAAGTAAAACTATAACAGATTTTGCTGAAACTGTAAATTTTTACAATTATTCTTTACAAGCTGCAATTTATATTATATTAGTAGGAAAAAATGTTTCTGAAAAAATAGCAAGTAGTTATAAAATTTCTTTTAAATTTGTTGTTATAGATAAATATGATCAAACTTATGTTTTTGAAGTTAGTAGTAATACATTAAATGAATGGACAAATAATTTGCATAAAACATTAGAAATTATTAACTTTCATTATATAGAATGTAAATACAATTTACCATATCAATTTTTAAATAATAAAGTAATACTTTGAAAAAAATTAATATGATAATTTTAAAAATGTTTTTTGATTACAATGAACAAAATAATAACAAATTAAAAAAAAGAAATTTGAAAAATATATATAAAAAATATTTTCAAAAAAGTAAAATATTTCTTTATCCTCTTTTAGGTATTAAAAAAGGAATAACATTTGTACCTAACGAAACTTATATGAGTTGGGATAATTTATATACTATAAATGATAATAAATTAATATTATTATATAAAATTTCTATTGACAAACTTATTGATTACAACTTATTTGAAAAAAATCATTTAAAAAAAAATAAAAAATATATTGGAACAATTAATTTAAAAAAAACTAAAACTAAAATTGAGTTAGTAGTCATATTTAATTTAAATATGTTTAAAGTAGATATAAATAAATTAATTAATGGACAATACTCAAAAATGTCATTTAAATCAAAAGAAATAATTACAAAATTTTTTGGTGAAAATGATAAAATTGCAGAATATGTAGAAAGTTATTTACATCCTACATACTGGCATGAAGATTATGCAGAATTATTAGATGTAAATATTAATCATATAGAAAATGTACATGAATTATGTGATTTACCAGATTTAGAAAAAGAATGTTTTAAATATAAAATTAAAAATGTAGAAGAATTTAAAAAAAATTTTTTATCTTTGTCTGATTAACAAATAAAATTTAAATTATGACAAAAAAAGTAAAATCAATATCTCTTGATGTTGATAAAAACATGATGTTAGTTACATCAAATTGGAGTCCTTATAAATCATTTAAAGCAATTCCTCTTAATAATGATTGTCCATTTATGGAAGCAATCTTTGATCCTAGCAGTAAAATACTTGCAGTGATCTCTAAAAAATCTAAACAATCATATCATATGCTACCAAAGCTTGATGATAATGGTGATCCAGTTAGATTAAAAATAAGTAAACGTGAAAATGGTAAAGATTATAAAGAAGAAAGAAAACTTATTGATACTTATGCTGAATATTATATTTCAGAAAGAAATGAAATAGAAATGTTTTTAGATGCATTTTGTTTAAATGCAGATAATTATGATTATGTAGAATATCTTGATAAAGAATTATCAAATCAAATTTCAGCAGAAACATCTCCAATAATAGCTTCTCCTAATATGAAAATTATTTCAGCATAACCGTTAAATAAAATAATATAAAGGGACCTTAGTGTCCCTTTTTTTATTTTATTATAATTATGGAAGAAATTGATATTGAATTTTTACTTAAAAAAAATAAATGGATAAGTGTATATCCTTCAGATAATATTTGGAAAGCATGTATCTATAAAAAATTAAAAAATAAAAAATGGATACTAGAACATTCTAAAAAATACGAATCTCCAAAAGAATGTTGGGATTGGTTAGAAAAAAAATTTAGTAATAATTATATAGAAAAACATTAAAAATAACAATATGAATCACTGGGTAATGGATTATGAGACTTTAAAGAATTGTTTTGTAGGCGTATTTACACATTATAAAACTGATGAAACTAAAATCTTTATAATTTGTAAATTACAAAATGATTATGAAAAATTTATAAAATTCTTAAAAGAGAATATAAATAATAATGAATGGCACATATCATATAATGGTATAGCTTTTGATGCACAAGTTACACACAGTATAATAAAAAATAATAAGAATTTAAACTTAATGGATGGTGAAGCAATTGCTGAAGAAATCTATACATATGCACAAGAAACTATAAAAAGATCTAACAATCAAGAATTCCAAGAGTTTCCTGAATGGCAAATGAGTATTAAACAAATTGATGTATTTAAACTTAATCATTGGGATAATCCAGCAAAACGTTCTAGTCTCAAATGGATTGAATATACTATGGATTGGGATAATATCTTAGATATGCCTATTGATCATAAAACAAATATAGAAACACAAGATCAATTAAATCTTATTGTTGAATATTGTATTAATGATGTATTAGCAACTAAAGAAATATATAAAAAATCTAAACCTTTAATAGCATTAAGAAAAACTTTAACTGACCAATACAATATTAATCTTTACAGTGCATCTGAACCAAAGATTAGTAAAGAGTTATTTGCATATTATTTAAGTAAAGAACTTAAAATACCAAAACAAGAACTTAAAAAATTAAAAACATTTAGAAGTGTTATTAAATTTAAAGATCTTATACTTGACTATACTAACTTTGAAACACTTGAATTTAAAAATCTTTTAAATAGATTTAAAGCTGTTGAATTAAATCCACTTCATACTAAAGGTGGATTTAAATATTCTGTTAAATATAAAGGAATAAAAACTGATTTTGGTTTAGGTGGTGCACATGGTTGTATAAAACCTGGAATATATGAATCTGATAATGAAAATATTATAATGTCTTCTGATGTAACTAGTTTTTATCCTAATTTAGCAATTGTAAATAAAATTGCACCTGCACATTTAAATAAAAAAGCATTTTGTGAACTATATAAATGGTTTTTTACAGAAAGAAAAAA